CATTATTTACCAATCATCGCCTGTATCTCTTCATCAGTTAATCCTAACGCTCTTAGTTTCGCCATGGCCGATTCTTTCGCTCTCTGCTCTGCTGTCGGTTCTGGATCTGCTACTTCTATCTGCTCCACAATGTTGTGGAGTGGATGGTCATGTGTGTCATCGCAGTTTTCACAGAAACCACCTTCACCGTATGTGATGTTTAGAGCCATCAGAAACCTACCCATATCGTGCCTGTGTTTGAGCTGTTTAATGTTGTCCCTGTGAATGTTGCTGGGAATGAAGTCTGTCCCGATAGAGTCCATGCTAGAGCGTTAGCAGTTGAAGTGAATAGCGAGCTCGCAAACGCTGGCATCATTGTTGTGTTTGGTGCTGCTCCACCACCACCACCTGCACCAGTCACATTGTTGAAACCAAGCAGAGATGGTGATCCTGTTGTGGAAAGATAAGCGAGCCAGTAAAGCCCTTGCGATAACGGCTGACTGATAGTGATGATTTTAGTTCCGACTGTCGCTGTTGATACTGTGCCAGCATCTAGCAGTAGAGTGCCTGGGTAGTCTTCAGAAGCAGAATTGTTGTAGATACCTAATCGCATCACACCGCTTGTCGCAGTTGTTACAACATAAGTGGCCATCTTTGTGGCTGTCGCACTAGCACCAACATAGAACGGTTGCAGATACAGAACATTCAATGTGGCTGCGGCTAAAGTTCCACCACTTCCATCTGCACCTAAATAGGTGTAGTAATAGCCAGTCTTGAATCTTGGCGTTAGTGCAGCTGATCCACCACCACCGAATGTGCTAACTGAGCCAGTCGCATCCACATACTTAGGTGTATTACTAGTCACATTCAGCCAGGCATCTCCCTTCCTAGGGTTAGCCGGATCAGAAGACACATTCGGAAAAGTAAAGCGTTTCCCCAACTCCAACTTGGCCAGCCTGTTCTCAATGCTAGAGATAATGCCCTGCAAACTAGGTGGCAGATTTATGAAAGCCATTAGTTCTCCAAAGGTGTTGAGCAGTAAGTGCAGATAGTCGCAGACCGAGTGATCGGCATCCTACATGATGGACAGAATTTCGCTAGTGATGCTAAACCCATAATACTGGACTGTGATTCCATTAGCTCATGCATAGCCCACACCATCGCATCCATACGGTCAGGTGAAGTGTTTGAGTCAGGCGTGTAGTTGCACATCTGATCTTCTAGTTCTGGAAACAGGCCGACATGGTGAGCTCTACGCTGTTCATACAATGCTGCTACCGGTTCGGCTCTCACCAGTTTGCCCCTAGTGGCTGTCACCTTCTTGTATGGCACACTAGCATCTACTTGCCTGAGCAGAAGTTCTATCATGTCACCACCATTGTTGGTTTCACCGATGACACGATCAGCGTTGTAGTCGTGGAAAGCCTGGACTGCTACTCTCGCCCATTTCTCTGGTGATGCTCTCAGAGTTAAGTCTTTCAGCACATAGTAGTGGCCGTCACTAGTCATGCCAGCGACCACAATACCTGTTTCATCTGACTGGTCACCTGATGTTACGGCAGGGTCTATCGCTACAACGATTCGCATGAGTGGTGGATACTCTGTGACACGCTCTTGATCTATGATGGCGTGAGTCCATAACGCTCCATCCACATCATCAACAATTTCACCGTATAGCTCTTGCCTACCTAGGCGAGTGCCTTCATACCTGAGTCGCATTTCAGCGAGTGCTGTTTCAGCGAGATTCTTGGCGTTATCAAATGTTGATCCACGGACAATCTCTATGCCTTCTCTAGCCACCAGGTCTTTGATTAGTTTGACTGGTCTAGGTGTGGTTGTGACCACGGTCTGTGGTCTGTCACCTAAGCGTAGGCCGAACTGGTATTGATCCCATGCATCTGCATACTTGAATGATGCGAGCTCATCAAACCAGCCACCATGGAACTGTGGCCCACGAAGCCGGTTAGGTTCTTCACCAGAATAGAGTTTGATGCGACTCTTGTTGGTCAGCACTATCTCACCGATAGACCGGTTGTAGTCTTTGAGTGTCCCATACTCTCTCAGGATCTGCACTACACCTGACACACCTTCGGCACAGGTATCTCTAGCATCAGCAAATGTTGGTGCGACTATCGCCCACCTGGTGTTGCGTTTCCGAGATGCTTCAAAAGCAAGCCATTCAGCAGCAGATCTGGTCTTACCGAATCCACGGCCAGCCAGCAGTAGCCACACACGCCAGTCACCGTCAGATGGTATCTGGTTAGCTCTGGCTTGGAGATGAGTCCATTTCACTCTGCGAGCTGCTATCAAGGAGTTCAACGAGTCTTCGGACTTCTGCATCAATGGTGTCACCGTCATAGTTGGTCACTTCAATCTGTTGTTTGAGTGGCTGGTCTAGCCCCAAAAGTTTGGCACGGCGTTCTTGGATACGAAGGAATGTGTTGATGGCTGTGAGTTCACCTTGCATCACTTTAGACCAGATGCTGGCTTGAGCCATGTCTAGCCGGTCTTCTTCCATCTTTCGGATGGCTTCTATGTCATCTCTGACTATGCGTTGGCTGGCTCTGACATAAGCATCTTGTGCTGATGATCCATGCTTGTAGCCAACCTGTTTGGCGATGAGATCCCAGGTTAATCCGCCACGCCTGAGTTTGACTACTTCGGCTTCTTTCGCCAGCACTTCAGGCTTTGGTGGTCTGTTTCTAGGTCTTGCCATAGTTACAGCCTAATTGATGTCTGGTGTGGTGAGTAGTGTGGCTTTTAGGCCTGTTGCTTTCTCTAGTCTTTCTACAATCTTATCTACATAGAAGGGATCTAGTTCTATCCCTATGCCTATGCGATTAGTTCTTGCTGCTGCAACTAGTGTTGAACCTGATCCTGCGAATGGGTCAACGATGACTGCCCCTTCTTTAGTCCATCGTTCTAGGATTTCACTTAGCATCGCTACCGGCTTCTGAGTTGGATGAATGCGTTTGCCATCTCGTTCTCTAGCTTGGAATCCAGCCCACAGGTATCTGAGTATGTCTTGTTTGTGTGGTGTTGCTGACCAACATAATTCAAATCCTGATCCCAGTAGGTTGTCTAGGACTTCTATGGTTCTCTTATCCCAGACCAGCCAGGATCCGCTTAGGTCTTTGTCTGTGAGTGTGCGAATGTAGTAGTTAGCTCCGAACCAGAATTGTTCTTGCACATCTCTGAAGTATGTTCTGAATAGTGTCGCATCAAATGGCACATCGTCATTTGCGACTTTCTTGTAGGCGTAGCCTTTGTTGATGTCATTTGCTATTGATGCCCAATCTGTGTGGACATCTATTCCATACGGTGGATCTGTGACAATGCATCCAACTGTGAGTCCTGCTGTTATGCGATCAAGATTTAGGATGTCTTGTGAGTCACCACATAGGATGCGATGTGAACCGATTTGCCATAGGTCACCTGGTTTGGTGGTTGGTTCTTCTTCATCAAATGTGAGTGGCTTGTCATCGTCTTCACTAGGGTCTATGAGTGGGTTGATTTCGTCAAAGCCGAATGATGAAACATCCCATCCCATGCTGTCTAGGTCTATGAGTTGGTCTGCCAGAATTTTGGGATCCCAGTCTGCGAGTTCTGCTGTTCGGTTGTCTGCTAGAGCGTAGGCTTTGGCTTTGTCTGTTGTCCAGTCTTCTGGTAGCCGTGTGGCATCTATGTGTGTCCATCCGAGCTCTTTTGCTGCTCTTACTGTGCCATTTCCGGCGATTATGACACCATTTGATGTGATTACGATGGGTTTACGCTGGCCGAACTGCTCTAGTGATCCTGCTATGGCTTTCAGGTTCTTGCTGTCATGTGTGCGAGCGTTCTCAGGATCTGGTGTGAGATCCTTGATGGCTATCTTCTCTACTTGCATCAGAATGGTGTGCTGTCACTCAGGTCAGTCATAGGTGCTGTCCATGAGTTGGTTGTCGCTGATGTTCGCTGATCTGCAATCTGCTGGTCTGCGACTTTCAGCGGATCAGTTAGTGTGAGCTCAGAGAACTTGCAGTTGTTGATGGACACTTTGATACTGCGACCAGGCTTGCCATTCATGTCCAGTTTGACTTGGCCTTCTTTGTCTGTCCAGTCTTCAATCTTGAGTGATAGTAGTCCAGAGAACTTGCCAGATGTGCCTTCTGTAAAGGTCACCGGCTCTGTGAACCATGCTGTGTATCTTCTGGTGACTAGTTCACCGTTTGCGTTCATTGATTTCTCGGTCACATCCACGCCACATCCGCCGAAGAAGATGCGTTCTGCTGTGCCTTTTACGCTGATAGATGCCATTTGTTGCCTTCCTGTTGTGCGAGTATCTCGCTATGTGTTTCTAGTTTAGTCTTTTCAGTATCTTCTGTCTATCCACTTCGGACACACCACCCCAGACACCGTGTGGCTCTCGGTTCTCTATGGACTCTTCAAAGCACAGCCTTTTGACTGGACATTGGTCACAGATCTCTATGGCTTTCTGCACGGTGAGTGGGTTGAAGAAGATTTCAGGGTCAATCCATGGTGTGGCACAGATGGCGATGATTTTGCCGTTCTCATCATGTGTCTTGAATTTGAAGTTGAGCATTTGGTTTCTCCCAGATTTGTAGGTGTATTGATGGTTCTTCGTTTGGCTGCACATACTGCTTGACAGCGTGGATGAGTGTGACCTGCTGATCATCGGCCCAGATGTTACCTGCATCGGTGACAGCATCTAGAGTGAACCTGACCATCTTGTCCGTGTCAGGTTTGACTGTGTGATGTTCTCTGGTCACCGTCTTAGGTCTGGTCATCCGGAAGATGATCATGATGCCTACGGGTGTGTCTTTAGGTAGTGTCTGCCAGCCTTGCCTGACTGCTTCAGCTCTGATCCATGTGGATGTTTGTGAGCGAGTCTGTTTCAGGCCCTTGGATGCTTCAACTAGCACTACTCTGCCTTGTGCTGTTTTGAATGCTGTCTTTGAGCCTTGTGGTTTGGCTTCTAAAGGCACTCTAATCTTGAGCAGGTGGTTCGCCATTTATGATCTCAAATGCTATGGCGTATCCTGCACGGCGTGTGGCTCTTTCTTCAACACCTGCCGATGAGTCATCAGCCCAGGTCTTCAATGCTGTGAGCAGATCATCTCCGATGGCTGACCCACTCTCTGTGTCAATGACCTGTGTCAGCACTTCGCCTTCTGTCACACACTCACAGAAGTCACCAAGATACTCTGGTATGTCTGAGTATTGTGGCAGACCACAATGGCAGTCACCACCGTTGTAGTATGCGAAGAAGTTATCTACGGCCTGTTCTGTGGTGTCGGCTGTCACTTTGTATGCTGTGCCAGACAGCACGGTGTATTCGCTCATGGTTATGCCTTCCCTGTTAGAGCTAGGATTTCGTTGATGTGTAGCACAAGATAGTTCTCACCATCGTGAGTGATTTCTGTGCCTGAGTGCTTCCTGATCAGGATGATGTCACCTGGTGTGACCTTGGTGTGGTCATCTGATACTGCGATGACTGTCGCATACTGTGGTCTTTGCACAGCAGCATCAGGCAGGATGATACCTGAGTCGGTCTTGTTGTCTGCCTGTTCAACTTGAGCTATCACTAGGTCTTCGCTGATTGGTTTGATTGTGGTCATGTTGCCTTCCTAATTTGTGTTGTGGTTTTCGCAATGCTGGATAGCATCTGATTCAGTATGCCATTGATCCCAACAGTTTCTTGTCTGTAACACGGTTGCCATCCAAATCACTCCAGCCAGGATCATGCCGGAGATGATGATGATAGCGGCCTGTTTCAGCACTTCTTTATCGGTTAGTGGTTTTGACATCTTTGCCGTTCTCTAGTTTCTCTTTGAGCTCCACCATCTGTTGCTCATCCAGTAGTGCAATGAGTTTCTTGAGTTTCCGGATGGCTCTCTTCTTGAGTGTGGTGCGTTTACTCATTTGGCTGTATCTCTGATCAGTTTGATGAGTCGCTCCAACAGCAGTATCGCTGGCCCATGGTTAGTGTGTTCTGGGTTTAACAGTTTGATGATGCGTTCACGCTCATGTTTCTTACCAGCAGACCAGGCTTCATGATGTGCCTGATCTATCTCCACATCGGCTTCAACCTTGCCCACTTCTAGAATGGCGGTGCGAATAGCATCGGCTGACTTGCTATAGCCAGTCTTCTCCCAGTTATCTGCAATCTCAGATAGTCGCTGGATAGTGGCTGCTCTCTGTCTGCTCTCACCCTGACGGCGATAGAATTCTCTGACTCTCTCAGCACTCACTTGTTGCTCTCTTCATCTAGCTTTGTGAGTAGCTCATCATAGACATGGCAGTAGATGTCATCACAGACACCGGCTTCTCTGTATGGTTTGCACAGCATCTTGGCCAGCCACGCTTCTATACGGTTACGCTCTTCTTTGACACCTTGAGCGATGAGTCGCTTTATTTGCTCTTGTGCTGCAGCCTGGTAGATGTCACCCACTTGATCTGTTGTTTTACTTGCCATTGGTTTTGCCTTCCTTTAGTATCAGGTCAGATGCTCTCTGCATCCCGTTATCTCTGAGTAGTCTGATGATGCGATGTTTCTCACCGATGCGACCAGCATCCATGAATGATTTGCTGAGATCCACCATCACCGTGTCGGCAGCCTTCAAGAACTTGACTGACTTAATGTGACTGCGAATAGCAATGATGATTGATGCCACCGTGATGATGGCTAGTGTGCAGATAGTTATGATCATTTGATTTCTTCCATGATTAGTTCTCGGAGCTCTCTGTATGGCATCCGAAATGGGGATTGATGTGTAGCAGTTTCTAGATTGTAAATCTCTAGTTTGTCCAGCAGATCTAGCAGTCGCTGTCGCTGAATTCTTTTACCAGTCTTATAGCCTTGTAGCCATCTGGCTTTGAGTCGCTTCTCAGGTGTGTCACCGTCTAGCTCTTGTTGCAGATCTACGGCCATGAGTGTGTCTGCACTTCTCATCATGCCACCATCAGGATGATGACTGCGATGAGAGTGGCTACGATGAGAGCCAACGCTGCACAGCCTATGACTGCACAACCGTAGAGCATCTGCTGTTCTTCATCCATCACTTATCTCTCCAAATGTATGCAACGATTCCTTGGACAATGATGATCAGGACTGCTCCAGCTATAAACTGCCAGCCCATCATTTCACATTCAATCTGACCGATGCCATACCGGTCTTCATCGGTATCTCCATGGACTCATCCACATGAGTCTGCAACAGTCTGAGAATCTCATCAGTATCTGGTGACTTCCTGCCAGCAATCTCAGACCAGGATACTTTGATGCCATCTATGGTGATACCTGAAACACCTTCCAGAGCAGACTTGACTGCATCTTTCTCAGATTCCAACTGTTTGATGGTGGTGTTGATCTCAATGTATCGGCTGGCCGCTTTGGTCGCTTCATCATTGACTATCGGTGTGCCAGAGAAATCTGGTGCTTTACCTGCACACAGAGATCCATAGAACGGACAGTAGTTGGAGCAGAAAGAAACAGGATCGCGTTCTGGCTCAGGTGCATCTGTCTGTGACTCCACATCTTTCAGCCATGCCAACGCTTCCAGAGCTATCTGCTCATCGTATGGCTCTGAGTGGATGATGATGTCATTCTCTGATCCATCTCTAGGTATGCCCACTAGTGTGACAGTTTTCACTTCATAGCCAGCGAGTGACATCAGGTAGCCGTAGGTTTGCACCTGCCAGCGTTTCTGTTTGGTCACAAAGTAATCCACGCCTGAAAGTTTGATTGTCTTCCAATCCACCACTTCACCGGTGCGAGTATCAAAGTAGTCAATGGTCGCTGGTGGCAGACCAGGGTTCTCAACCCGATGTTCTATCAGCACACCATCTTCAGCGACTGCACTCTCAATCATGGCGTGGATTGCTGTGCCAAGCATTGATGCGAGCCTGAGTGTTGTGTTTGTCCCTTCATGGCCCTGACTCATGTGCCAGACCTTTCTACGGCAGTCACCGAGTGAGCTCACGCCTATGGCTTTCTGTTGTGAGCGTGGTCTGGCATCATCTTGTGCCAGTAGCAGGTCAGTTAATTTCTTTGCATCCATGAGATAGTCTTCTCTCTCTTAGAATCCGTTTAGATCAGCAGCGATGATTGCATACTGCTGGCGTTGGCGTAACTCAATCTCCAGATAGATGTTTGATGATGAGTTAGCGAAGTGAGTGTTTAGAGCCTGACGAGTGTATGAGCGAGTCAGGTGTGCAAAGACATCTTCAGCACTCATGCCTTTATCTTCTACCAGATTCTTGATGATGGTCTTTAGCTCTTTAGAAGCATTCAGTTCTGCATCAATTTGAATCAGGAATTCAATGTCACCGGCTGTGCTGGCAGTAGCCAGTTTGCTAATTGTGTTGTTACGCTTTTCAGTCAACTGCTCAATACGAAGTCCAGTCTTGGTGACTAGTGACTCTAAAGCTACTGCTGGATCTATTACCTTGTTCATTTGGATCTCCCTTATTCGTATCAGGCCAATTCCTGATACATCCATCATCTCATTTCCAGACCCCAAATTGGAACATTTCAGCAAGAAACTTCAGAAGTTATCAAACCGTTACATTGGGGACTTTTAGCAGTCGGAAGGCTCTGAGAGCAGGGAATGGCTTAGTGCCAGCCATCCCCAAGCCAGACAGTCGTATAGGACTTCAAGCGTTGATCATGGGTAGAGAATCTCTACAGCATCGCCATACTCACACAGCACTCTCTCCCATGCCACAAGGATGCTCGTTTTCATGGCGTGATGTGTGATCTCCTGCACTCTTTTCAGCAGGTGTCATCCAGGCTCACCATCAGGATGCGACAAACCCGTGACCCTTTAACGGCTGGTATCTCCGCTGGTTAGGCGTGAGCAGGTTTGACTTTACATCAGTCCAACGATCTCCCGATCTCTGATGTGGTGCAGATTTGGAAGTCTAAACACCATCAGAGATGAGTCGCAAATTTGCCTTAAGGCTTCGGCGTGTCTAAACCAAGGATTTCTTTGACACCCAGTATCTCTAGAGCTAGATATGCTTGTTGTGGCACTACACCATTACCAGCAGCCTTCAGCATCTGGTTGCGAGTGAGTCCAATCTCAGGATCACAAATCCATCCTTCAGGTAAGCCCATCATCCATTCGCATAGCCACGGTGAGAGCCGGTGAGCTCCATCTCGGCCATCTGGAAGTGTTGGTGCTGGTGCTGGTCTGTCTATCATCGCTTCCCAACGGCGTATCGCTGACTCAAACTTGCCCCATGAAATTATGTTGGCGTTTGCACTCTCTACTTGGTCTTCTAGTCTGGCTTTTGGAGCTCCGAGAGCGACCTGTGATGATGTTGATCCGTTAGCAGATGATGTTCTCGGTGTGCCTAGAAGTGCAATCTCAGCGGACTCATTTGTCTGCAATAAGTCAATGGCGATGTTTGGCAAATCAATCTGATGGCCTGACTCAATCCGTTCCTGACTAGTCTTCAAATTTCCTTTAATACCATCTAAGGCTTTAGGTGTCGGCAACAGGACATCCTGCTCAACATCTGTTTCCATCCTGACAGCCACACCCAAAGACACACCAGGCATCCCCTTAGTCTTACCATCCAAATAGTCTTGCCTTCTCTCCAGATAACCTTCAATAGACTCATCATGATTCCTGATGTGAGCCACACTAGGTGTCGGCATCAACACAGGCTCATCAATCTCATTGACCACCACTTCACGAAGATTCCTGTAGCCACCCGGACTCTTAGCTTTCAGCTCTGCTATCTGCTCAGGTGTCTTAATCTCCCGATGCTCCATGGTGTTAGGTGTAGGCAGTAATTCTTGATCATCAACCAAATCTTTCACCTGATCTCTGAGCATCACATAATGACCCTTAGCAATCTTTACTCTCTCACCTACTGCACCACCATCGCCTTCAACAGCAGTTGGTGTCATGAGCAAATCAACTCTAGAAACTTTCAGACCCTGCTCTGCAACCAGATCCATGACCTGATCCCTAACCCCAACAGTATTGCCACGCCTTAACGCTTCGGCTTCACCCAAAGCACCACCAGAGCCTTCACTAGCCTTTGGGGAACGCAACAATAAAGACTCTGGCACGGTTGTGTGGAGCTCCGGCATCGGCTGCTCGTATAGTTGTCCATCGGCAGTCATACCCGATTTCGGAAAGGTCACCGCATACAGCACCGAGAGCTCTGAGAACAGGTCTTCCGTTGGCCTGAGCCATAATTTCAGATCCATACTCCATACCGCTATCGGCCTTTGCACTAAGAATCCCTTTAACATTTTCAATTACCACCAATCTAGGTTTCAGTATTTCAATCGCTTTATAGAACTCAGACCATAGACCTGAGCGTGTTCCATCTTGTAACCCTTTACGCTTACCAGCGACAGACAGATCCTGACATGGGAATCCACCGGTCAGCACATCTACTGGTTCAACCTGAGTCCAATCCACCTGAGTGACATCCCGATAGTTGGGGACACCAGGAAAGTGTTTCTCCAGTATCTTGGATGGTGCATCATCCCACTCACAATGCCACGCCATCTCACCACCAGTCATCTCCATGACAGCCAAATCTAGGCCACCATAACCTGAGAACAGGCTTCCAATCTTTACAGTCACTACTGCACACCTTCCATCATCGCTGGATTATTTCTTCTAAACCACACATACACCGTGGATTTAGCGATACCCAAAGCATCAGCTATCTCACCATCAGTCCATCCACGCTCTCTCAAAGCGACATAGAACTGAGCTCGTAAAACCTTCGGCACATGGACACTCTGTGGATGCATGAGTAACTCTGTTAGCAGGGTATCAAAGTCCAACGGATCTGGTGCGACTATCTCGGCCTGATAGTCAATGTCATCCCATCCGGCTGGTGGAATGTAGCCGTGAGCCTTAGCGTGATCCTGAGTCTTCCTGATCCTGGTGGCGTGTTTGCTATCCATCGCTACTGCTGGCTTGAACTCTAAACGCTGATACAAGTCATCCATGGCCCGATGATTGACCACCAGTATGCGACTGCTCTTCATCATGCGATACACCTGACTGGTGCTACTGAAACCTAGAAGGCTGCCAATCTCTCTGGTGCTGTATCCAAGACAGTTGAGAGCCTGGACACGCCTGATGAATCCACGGTTGGAGATTTGCATGATGTCTGGCAGATCAGCAACGGTTGGTTTCAGAGCTAAGATTCGTTCTGCACTTTCACGCTTGATGCGAGTGGTGGATGGTGCTTTGCCATTCTTGATGTCATAGGTGGTGCGACCATAAACTAGTGGATAGACGGTCTGATGGCTGACACCTGCCATCTTTGCGATACGGTTAATTCCGATGCCGAAAGACATGAGCATGGCCATGTGTTCTCTCACCGGCTCTGCATCTACTAGAGCGTTCTCGTAGCGACCATACGCTATTTGTTTACGGCGAGCAGTCTGTTTCTGTGACCTGTTAGAGCGACAGACATCACATCTGCATCCACCATGTAGGTATGCAGCCGATGAGCCGTGAGTGTGGTTGAATCCATCTTTACCAACAAAGCGATCAGGCATTGTGACTCACTATCGCTGTGCGAATCTCCAGCCCTAGCTCATAAGGAATCATAGAACGATACTTCGCTTTAGATAGTCCCTGAGTGCCAGTCCGAGATCCCCTTGGTGCTGCTTCATGACAATCAGATCCACGCTTACAGGCAGGTCTAGCAGTCCATCCAGGCACATCTCCCCAAAGGTCTGTTGGCTTCTGCCTAGTGTCACCATACTGGCAATATGTGATGCTCCGGCGATTCAGATCAGCGACCACAGGTAACTTGCGAAGCATCCCCATAGGATTCTCAATGATGAAACCGTAGCGTGGCTGGAGCTCTCTCGCCAACATCTTTGTATGTTCCACTAGTCGCTGATTGAATACGGCTTGCACGGTCTTAGGCACAGGGAATGCCCCCCCCGACTGCCAATGATGTCCGATAGATGCGACAGAGAATGCTGTGCATGGTGGTGATGACCAAATGAAATCAGGCCGCCCATAGGTCTTCAGCAGATACTCTGATGTGAGATGCAGGATGTCTATGGTTTCGGTGGCATCAAATTGTGGATCTAGTTCAAAGGTGATGACGGTATCGCCAGCATCAGCGAATGCTTGAGTGGATGAGCCTGTGCCTGAGAAGAAATCAAAGATGAGCATTAGTCCCAGATTCTCTTGATGATGCCACTTAGCAGATTCAAGTAGATGATGATGATGATGACTAGTAGTGTGTTAGCCAGCCAGGGAATTGTCAGGATGAAATCGTAGATGGTGCATACGATGCCGAACCCGATGTAGAGTCCGATTAGCCATACGATGGATTGAGCGAGAAGTTTCAGCATCTTTCTTAGATCACTCTCAGATAGTTGCTGTTAGTGGCTTCAATGGTGCGAGTGTTGATGCCAAGTGCAGATAGTGTGAATGCGACATCAGCGACCTTGCCATCTACATACTGACGCTCTGTTGTGTTGAGATCGCGATAGCGACCTTCTAGCTCCCAACTGATTGTCACGATGCCATCATGATCCTGGCTGGTCAGGAAGCCTTCGTTGCGAGTTGATACACCTGCTTTGAGCCATTCAGCCTTGGTGTATCCGGCTGTCTTTAGTTTGCGAGTGATAGATGCTGCTGTGGTCATTTGGTTCTCCCTTGTTTCGTTTATGTAGCCTTTTGGCTACATGACTAAACTAGCACACAAATTGAGTTAATGCGACAATAGATGTGGAATTATGCAAAGTTTACCAAAATGTTATAAAGGCCATCTTTGCCAATCATCATCCACCAAATACCACACATCTGATCTCTGATCATAAATCTCACACTCAGCAGGATTCTGCCATCTCTCCAACTTCCAGCCAAACTCCAGAGCCTTAGCTCGCCAGACACTATCAGACTCAATCAGGCCATTCAGCACACTACACAGCACCACCAGATTGGATGACCTGCTAGCAGACTTGCCAGCACCACCCATGCCACGGTTGATCCGGTGATTAGGTGCTACGGCATCTATCTCACCACAATGGACACAACCCTGGTCACGCTCCATCAGCAGAGCAAATTCTTTCTTACTCAGCATCAGGTCTAAATCCAATATGCAACTCAGGCATCCGACTGTCTGCAACTATGTCAACAGATGACAGAGCATCACTACGCTCACCGGCTGGAGCAATCACACACTTATGAACTCTTCTCCACTCTTTCAGCAGCCTGACCGATTCCTTCAAGTTAGATTCAAACTCTGCACCACACACACAACGCTCCCTGACCATGACTCAACCCTGATCAGACTGTGCAGGTCGTTCATTCTCTAGGATCTCCAGATACTCAGCGATAGACACATCACGCTTCAATCTCCATGAAGGATTGATGCTCTCCCAGTCAATAGGATTCCAGATGTGTTGCAAAGACACACAATCTCTGAAACCACAGATTCTTAAGCCAGGTCTATAAAGTCGGCCATGAGCATCCACAGGATTGTCATCACCATCAAAGCCACCACGATGTGGTTTGCAGTAGCCAAACTTAGTGTGAACTATTCGTGCAGGTCTAGCACGGCATGAGCTACACAACCGGTCATGATGGTTGGTAGTGTAACCACATCTCAGGCAACTCATGATTAAAGTGTAAAAGGCTGGCGGCACTCAGTTAAGGAATGAGTGGCAAGGGAGAGAGAGCCACTTAGAATGGTGAGTGCCACCAGCCAGACTGCCATTATAGCAATCCATCTCGCAGATCATCATCGCCTTGAACTAACGGCCCACAGAGAGCTACTAGTTCATCTTCAATGATTGCAAGGTGGCCAATGGATGTCAGCAGGTCAGCCAACGGTAACCGTGTCTGATCAAAGTCCTTATCCCATACCAGGTTCGGATCTGTTAGGACATGGATGGTTTCAGCGACTACTGGATGCATCTCAAATCTGCCCAAATGTTTCTGATTGGCAGCAATAGCCTTAGCCACTCTCTGATCATGTTTGACAGCACGGCGATAAACAGTCTTTAGGTTCATAGCAGTCGCTTCACAATCTCAATGGCAGACTTGTATGCCTTACGAATCTCATTAGTGTGAATGGACTCAAATCTCATCGCATCATCTAGAGCATCTTCCAGCCGTTTCACAATTGGCTCTACACGCCTAGCTACGAACTCATCCAACTGCTCAGATGTCATCACATACTCTTCAGGCATCTCTCTTGACCTTTCTAATCTTTCGTTTCAGATCTGGCTTGATGAAGAATCTCCAGCGATTGAGTGCCACTAGTCGCTGATCCTTTAATCTCAGCCACCATGTGTTCCTGTGTCTTCTCGGCTTCGGATAGAAGAATCTGAATACCCTGTAGCCAAAGAACATCCACAGAGCAAACCCTGCCAGTATGAGCGACACTTTCATTCTGCATTCTCCAGATAGTCCGGTGTTACACCTGGTCTGGAAATACCTTCATAGGCTGCTGTCAGGCCAGCGATGAACTGATGGTCAGATTGATTGGCTACTGCCGAATTTCTCATGGCAAGAAGTAGCCCTGTAATCTTAGCTCTCTCATCATCTACACCTGTAGCAAAGGCATTCGCCAATGCTTCGCCAAATGCTTTGCGAGAGATCTCAATGCTCTCATGCTCAACAGAGATTTCACTCATGCGACTGCCTTCCATACGATAGCCTTACGGCCTGAGATTAGTTTAACTCTTTCACCGGTATCCATCACCAGACCAGCCTTGACCAGGTTGGATCTAGTAGTGCGAATACCAGATGGACTGCCAAACTTCTCACCTAGAGTGAAAGCCCAATTGTTATACAGATTGACCAACTCTTCATCAGTCATGGGATTCTTCAGCAGATTCAGCACATTACGCTTCATCGCCGTGATGGACTCAGATGAGATGGACATTGCTGCATCCCAACTAGTTTGCGGATCTGTCGCTCTAGCATTAGGCATTAGATGTCACCCCCGAATCAGCCTTGACTTCTTTCTGTCTAGACATGATTAGTTGAGCTAGTGTCACGCTGTCACCCAGAGAATTCACCCATGGTGTGTTGAGATCGGCAGCATTGTCAGCCCAGATCTGTCGCAACTGCTGTTTGTCTGTAGCCTGAGCGATAGCAGAAACAATGGCCTGACGGCTATCATCAGCCACCACTATCTCAGCATCCACCACATCAGCCTGGACTGCCTTGACAGATGCTACTGGTTGAACTGGAGTTGCCTTCACATCGGCTTGCTCCATCTCTTCAGTCGTATAGATGCCAGACAAGTCATTCGGAAATGCTTTACGAAGTGCCAAAGACTCAGCGACCTTCGCCAGCATCACATCAGGCATGGTTGACCAAAGTCCCATAGGCTTGCCATCACGATTGACTGGCTGATACGAACTCAAGCGAGCTACAGCGATGAGTGGCTCAACAAACCCCTGACGGTAAACCCCAACCTTTGATGCTGTAGGTGGAGTCTTAGATAGCCACACATCCTGCCATACACCATCTTCACCACACCACATGGGTGCAGTCTGACCAGCGTATTCACCAGATCTCTGAGCAATGATTCTGAGTCCATCAATGCTGGATTGGATGGTGTATCTAGTTGAACCAGACTTGCCATCCCATCGGCCAATCATGTAAATCTGACGGCTGAATGGGTCTAGTCCGGTTCTTTGTGAGTAGTGCAGAAATAGAGCGAGATCGCCCTGTGGTGCATCGGTTAGACCAATCTGCTTGAGTGCGGCCAACTGTGTGGCATCCCAGGCTTTCTGATCTGATGACACCGCTAATGCTGTTGCCATGAATCTCTCCTTTGATTCTCCCTGCCAGCAGGATTGCTGACTCTCCCATAATGCCTTAAACCACCGACATGAGCCGACTTATTTAGGTAACATTTTGGTAACGAAAATGATTGACATCTTTCAGGGATTTGACACTATACTGAGATAGTCCCTTGTTTCCGGTGGCAGACCCTGATGTGAACACAATTCGCATTAGGGTTTGTCTTTATTCTCCAGACAGCACACACAGGTCACGGCGTGGATCATAGCCATCACCGACAACCAGCGACACAATACCAGTCGGAGAGCTCAGACCAGATCTGTCACGCCACCACGGTGAACCGCCATCCATGGCAGGTGTCTGAATCCAAAGATTAGAACCAACCTGCTCCACACGGTAATGATGCTTGTGAGCAGAAATCAACACAGATGCCATGCCAACCGGTGTGCGACCCATGGCCTGACCGTGCCACCATTTCACCATGTCATTAGATTGATGTCCATGCACAAAGCCCACCGATACACCAGACAGATTGATGGCTAGTGTGGAGTTATCTCTTTCAGGGAATCTGAATTTCACATGAGCGAGATCAGGATTCTCTGCACAGATGTCTGCGACCTGAGATGCGATGTCAATCTGCCATGAGTCAATCGGATCAGTTATCAACTGCCTGTGCGACTCATCATGGTTACCAGGAACTGCTGGCACTATCAGAGAGTCAGTCAAAGGTGCGAGAGCCTTAACCCATTCCAGCAAGATTCTTCTGCCCACTCTAATCTGCTGAGTCAAAGTCAAATCTAAGCGGCCAGCAATCTTGCCGTTCTGAGATACGACACCTTCAATGCAGTCACCTAGTTGTGGCAGAGCTATCTGACCGATACCACGATTCTTCAATTCTTTCTGGCGAGCTAATGATGCATCTATACCTGCACGAATCCTTCTGACCGTGCCATCAGTTCCATCTCCAGCATCTTTACCGTATTGAGTGTCACCCACATTGTAGATGGCAGTCAATTCACCTGTAGCCGGTTTAGAGCCTTTAGGTGGTTTCCATCTTCTGATTTCTGTGAGCATCTGATCTACATCAGCATCAGATGAGTATGAGCCAGTTGGCTTGATGGTGACTCTAAGTGACTCTAGCCACTCACCATGATAAGTCTGCCAGCGTGATCGCCTGACATTAGTGACCAGCCATTGGTCAGCAGATAAATCAAACTCGGACAGTAGTGTGGATGCATCTTCAGGCTGACCAGGCTGGCGTGGCTTGGTGACAAAGAATCCACCTGATGCATCCATCTCAATCTGTGGTTGCCAAGATTCCTTTGGAGCAGCGTTTAGTTTGTCAGACCCCTGTTTAGGCAGGTCTGTAAGGTCATCTAGCAGACCCATAGCATTCACCCCTGCCATGACGGTAAAGTGTTCCACGGCTAATTGCATGACCATTGTTATTCAGCACCATAGCTAAACGAGCCTTAGTGACTGTTGGATCTTGCATCAGTTTGTTGAGTTTGTCACACTCTTCAGGTGTGAGCGTGGCCAGTAGGTTGCAGAATGTGCAACGGGTTGCTGGTGTGCCTTTTATCTTTTGATCATCATTGAGATCATCTAGTAGTCCCATGTTTCCTTCCCTAAATGTTGCTGACACTTAAGTATTACACATGGTCACACCAAATGTGCTACTGGGATGGCAGAGTCAGGCTTAGGACTACTCGCTCACCAGTTGATTCACCTGGAGTCACAGTCAATCCCACAAGCCTATAAATAGCATCTAAACCATTCGGGAATCGGTCATCTACAATCCTGATCCTGATGTCATCACCTATGCCATAAGTGCCTAAGACTGGAGCTACATACGGCGGTGCAACTATCTGCAAGGTCACAGGTGAATTGATGACAGCATTCAATCTGCCAGATGCAATGTTGGCCAGCAGGGTAGCATCATTCAGATCAGAGTAGTTGGCCACATCTTCCAGTAACGGCCATCCAGCAGTCACCTGGCTAGAGTTGACGGCTACAGATTGCAGTTGACCTTCATTAGAGCCAGCACCAAACACGGTGAAAGTGTTAGCAGTCAGAGAGCCATCTTCTTTGTATTGGTAGTCAATGATGTTGGCTGAAGGGAACTCAAATACTGGAGCAGATGGATTAGTAGATGAGTATCTAGTGCCGCCTTGTGGATAGCCAAGCACCAGAGTCTTAGTAGGCTGCATGGCCGTGTTGTATGCCACCTTAATCAAGAAATCAAATCCCTGAGTAGATTGACTGAGATCAATCAAAGCCTGATAGACCGGCTTCAGTTCGGATGCATAGTAGGTGCGACTCACCAAGATGCCTGATGTTTCAGAACCAACAATCACATTGATGTTGCCACCTGTAGCACTTTGAGCAGTAGTCACCAATGATTGAGCTATGGTCAATTGATCTGTGTTAGTAAATACGGCGTTGGCCGTGATTCTTCGTTTGCTGAAGTAAGACTCAAATTCTTGTGCGTTGATGGACAGATGCTGAGTGGCTGAATCATAATCTCTTGACCAGATGATGCCACCCCAAACCAGCACACCATCACGATCAACATACAATGCTGTTCTCGCTGGAATAGTGGAGTTGTAGATGTTGTATGTTCTCTCAGACACATCGCTGAGTAGGATAGTGCCTGATAGTGAGCCAGCAGAGTTGAGTTGCTGAGTGAAGTTCACATTTGTGATTGGCAGTTCTGCCAACACCTGGTTGGTGAGTAGGTCAGCGAACAGATAGCGATAGACAGTCATGTCTAGTTACTTTCTGATTCAGGCTTCACATTCTTTAATTGGATTGACTGCTGGAAGGCGGCGTTAATCTCATTCTGAGTTAGTTTGCCATCTTCTAAGAACGCTAGAGATAGTTTCTCAATGACCTTTGCTACAGCCAGAATTCCACCGATGGCGGCAGCAGTAGCAGGTGCAACACCACCGAGAGATCCTGCACCGATAACACCTAGAGCCGATGCAACAAAGGTTGCAACGATTCTCAGTAAGACATTTCCAAAAGACTTCATTATTTACCTAAGTTTGCCAGAATGTGCTTTAGCGGATCTACTAGTTCATCGTATGGTGCTAGATGAATGTTTGGGTTTGACCATGACTTGTTAGCCTTGCCAATGCTGAGATGAAGGTGACTGCCGGTGCTAGCTGACCCGCTCTTGTATTTGCCACCACCAGTCTTGCCGATGATGTCACCAGCCTTGACCTTGGCATCTTTCTGGAGTGGTGATGCTTCAGCCAAGTGAGCGTATAGAACGAAGTGACCATCTTTAGCAGAGTGGATCAGGATGTGACCTAGCACATCAGTCCAAGTGTTCACGAATACTGTTCCATCGGTGATGGCTGGAATTGGTGATAGCTCTGCTGGATGCCAGTCTTGGCCACGGTGTGGTCTGCCGTTGCGGTATGGAGATAAGTCACCGAAGACATCTCCACGGAGTTTGGCTGAGAAGGGTTCAATGTATGTCATGCTGATGTTTCTTCTGTCTGTGGATGGTTGGTTGCATAATCTGCGTTTGCACATGGATAGCAAATCTTTTCGGTTTCAGCACCAGGAATCCCCAGTAGCAAAGCATCTACACCTGAGTGAACGATGTTCTCAGTAGTGTCACACTTCTCACACTTAGCCATTATTCGTCAGACCTTCTAATCCAGTAAGTAGCAATCCAGATGATGCTTGTGACAATAATACACCAGCCCACAATAACCTTTGCAGAGCCTTCTAGCACGATGTATGCAATGAACAGGCCAAGCAGAGTCCATGCCTGACCGATGATGTCATTTAGAAAGCCCTTCATGATTACCACTTGTCTTTGCAGTTACAAGCCTGAGATTTATTGGCGTTTACTTTCACGATGGCTTTAGTGATCAGATAAACGATGCCTAGCACCGTGATACCAAACACAGATCCAATCACAGCATTGTATGGCAGGTCAATTGTTAGATTCATTTATTTCTCCTAATACTTGCAGAGCTACTTAGTGAAGCCATAGCCACAGCACCTGTTGCGACCTGAGTCACAATCACGGCAGCAATAACTTCTTTCTTGGCTGTGGCACGAACCTTTGGACTCATGTCTGCACCAACATTGCCTAAATAGTTTATTGCATCGGTTAGTGCAACTACGCTTGCACCAAACACAGGGATGCTGGCTATCTGTGGATCTACAACTATGTCATCAGCCTGAGCTGCTACAAACAATTGAGCGAGAGCCTGAGCATACTCAGGTGAGTCAGGTGATGCAGTTTCTAATGTCGCATTGGCCGTGTCAATCAGTAGAGTCACATCTGCTGATGTCAAAGTAGTCGGATCAATGTCTGCTGGATTTAGCTCTGTGATGGATGGAATAGGCTCAGGGTTTGATGAATCTGATGTGGGTTCTGTCACAGGTGGATCAGGAATGACAACAGGTGGTTTCACTACTGGTGGGACAATCACAGGTGGCTCAGGTATGACCACAGGTGGTGGTGGGTCAACAGGTGGATTCGGGATGACCGGTGGCTCAGGAATCACAGGTGGTGGAGTAGGTGTAATCACCACAGAATGCCCTGTAGAAACCACCACAGGCTCGCTGTAAGCCGAATAAACCCCAAGCGTGTCATTGTCTGACCTGACACTCACAGACACCAGCGTGTCTTCTGGCAAGCCTGTGATGTCTGCCTGAGTATCGGTGGCACTAATGCCCCAACCAGGATTGTCACCATAAGTCCATGACACAGCGTAATGCTCTATCGGCGTGACAGTATCAGGTGCATCCCATGTGACATGAAGTGTTGTGCCATCAGGTGTGACCTTCACATTCTCTGGTGCAGTCAGATCAGGTTGATCAACTATCGCCACAGGATCTTGACTGAAACTAGATGCTGGAATAGGCCCAGATAAATCCCCAAATTGGTAAGACAAGATGTTGCAAGCACCACCACCATACTCATACCACCATGCATCTACACGCTGGCTGACACCAGCCACAAAGTCATGTTGGACAGTAGAGCCACCACAACCTTTGAGAGTCCAATCCTGAATCACAGGCTCACCATCCAAAGACAGATAGAAGCCATCATCAGCCCACGATTGCAGAGCTACAGAACCAGTCACAGGTAGTGTGAGATAGCCGGTGTAATGGATGGCCACAAAGTCACCTTGACATCCTGCAACTATGCCACCACCCCAATCAGCGTTGATGTCTGGCACAGATGTCCAGACAGTATCAGTCACACATGGTTTGAGTTGGTCAGATAGTTGATGCTCAGGTAGAGCAGACGGATCATAGGTATAGACATCAACTCTTAAGCCTTCTGCCTGACCAGCAAATGCTGGAGTGCAAGCAACAATTGAGAGCCATGTCACGATTGCTAGAACAATCATGCATCGCTTCACTCAGTTACGCTCCTAGTGCCTTCACGATGAAATAAACAAGGGTAGAACTTAGACCTGCTGTGAGAACGCTGATCAGCCATGCTGACTGGTAGCGAGCCTTTTCTAGTGACCTGATACGCTCTTCATGGTCTGCGACCACATTGAGTTTGGCTTTGACTTCAGCGATGTCTTGGACTAGTTGAAGCAGTAGAGCCTGGTTGCTTGGTGGCCTAACATCATCACTCATTATGCCCATGCTCCGATTCCTGTGACAGATGCTGATCCGGTTGGAGTGACTTTCACAAATGATCCGCTAAGGATGGACAGAGCAGATGATGCTGTGGTTGAAACCGTAAGTTGTGGAGTGAATGTAGTGGCAGCGTTTGTTCTGATAAGTGCCTTGACCACAATAGGGATGGTGATAGTGGATGCTGATGCTGATGTGTAGGCTGTGAAGCTACCTGACGAGATGATGTTGATTGTTGCTGTTGAGTTTGCTAATCCAGATAAAGTCGTTCCAGTTATGCTTGTCGGAGCAGAGCTAAATCCCAAAGTCACATTGTAGTTTGTTGATGTCGCTGATTGTGTGCTGGAGATACGGCTGACAAGTTCCACTTCATAAGTGGTGGATGCGGCCAAAGCCACACCAACACCAAACTGAGATTGAATAGCAGTTGATGCTGGAGTCAGAGTTCTATCGCCATTTAGAGCATAGAAATACCTGGCTGGTAGCAAAGCACGGCCACCATTTGATGTGTTAGTGGCAGAGATGTTAGGTGTCAAGTATGCGACAGAACCATCGTATTCAACAGCACCACCAGTCGCTGTGGTCAGGTTTGTGCCTGACTGAAATCTCAAAGGTGCAAGTGATGTTGTGCCAACAGCAGTCACCAGAGATGAAGTAAATGATCCGCTACTCAAAACAGAGCTCACCAAGTTTGATGTGGCAGATGTTCTTCCATCAGTAATGTTGGCTGATGAAATTGCTGTTGTCGCTGCTGCTACTGCGATGGTAGCCAGAAGAATAGAGTTGCTTGGAGTAGATGGTGCAACAGGTGATGCTGCTGCTGTTCCAGCGATGACCTGGAATGCCACGGTGTTTGTTGATCCTGAATAGTATGAATCTGAAATCGTAGCCACAACAATGTCTTTGCGTGGCAGAGATGGATCTGCTGTAGCAATGGCCAGCACGGTAGTCGCATCATTGTAAGCCACATACACGCCAGCATTAGATGTGCTAGAGAGAATGGCACACCATCCTGTAGCCACATTCACAGTCATGTTCGGAGATGCCTGAGCAGTCACAGCAAGTGAAGTTGAGCCGATGATGCCTGTGCTAGAAATCCAGCTCTGAAGTGTTAGACGGTCATTTTCAGCAGGATGCGAACCATTCTGAAGCCATGACGGTGGTGTGCGTAAAGCCATTACTATCTCCTAAACATAAGCGGATGCATAGACAACAGATGCAGATGTGACACCTGCCGTGAATGCTGTGCCAGTCAAAGCAAACACCGTTGAACCTGGACTAGCACCAAACCATTGGCTTGAGCCAGTCAGAAGGTTTCTGACCGGTGATCCATTGAGCAACACATTCTTGTTCTCTAAATCCAGCACTAGACTATCAGTTGCCTGTAGTATCACCGTTACAGCCAGCGACTGGTTTGTAGTCTGATTGGTCAGTATCGGGTTTGTGATAGGCCCTGTAATGGTGACAGTCGGATAAGTAGTCCATGTCCCAGAGTTCACTATGGTCAAAGCCGAAGCGTTTGTGCCACCACCAAATGTCATGTTATAGGTTCGGTTGTATGAGCGACCAGCCGGAGCTACTGGTGAGATAGATCCAGTTGTAGATGTCTGATCATAGTATTTCGGGTTAGGTGCGAACATGGTGACCTGCACTCGGATAAATCCGTAAGTGTAATCAGGATCAACTAGCACACGCCTAGATCTGACTCTCGCATACAACACCTTGGTGGTGTCTGTAGGTGCTAACTGAAAGTAGAGAGCAGTAGTGCCTGATGTCTGTGGAATCATGGCCTGATTGAACAGAGCCAAATTCTGTTGAGCGTTCCTGACAGCATCACCGAAAATGTTGAGCGTGAATGTGAGTGTGCGACCAGATAGAAAGTCACGGCCTGAGAACATACCATCGTTGTATCCACGGTTGTCATCCTGCACTCGGAGTTCTGGTAACCCTAGACCATCCACATCTAGGATTTGGTATGGTGAACCTGCTCCACCAAACACAAATGTGCCAAATTGGAATGAGTAATAGTTGAGTGCCATAAATTCCTAGTGTGTTATCGGAGCAGGGATACCACCTGGATTTGCCATCCATTGCTGGTATCCAGTCATGACCTGAGTTGCTGGTGCTGGAGCAATCGGAGCTCCAAACTTTATGCCATTCAGCACAGCCTGAGAGATCACTAATGGTGTCGCATTCGTGCTGGTGTTCACAATGATCTGAGTTGTAGGTGCTGGCTTAGGTGTCGGAGTAGGTGTAGGTGTAGGTGAGCCACCATTAGGCACAACCTTGTTGACCGTGCTAGTCACATTAGATTTCAGGCTCAACAGAGTCGCATTCAAAGTGTTGGTGGCATTCTCTAAAGCATCAGTTAGGTTCTGAGTCGCTTCGGTAAACATGTCAGTCATGGTGGTGGCCACATCATTGACACCATTCTTGGATGCATCCTGAGCAGCACCATACAAATCCTTGATCTGTGCTTGCACTTCAGGTGTAGCACCCATGATTGCCTGAGCTAATTCATGACCAGCAGTAGGCCCTAGACCCATAACTTCTTTCACGAAGTCGCTAGAGAAACCTGCACCAGCGATGGCTGCTATGTCTTGCGAGAATGTAGTGATGCCAGCAAGTTTCGCTTTGAGTGACTCTACAAGTGAATCGGCTGTCTTATTACCGGCAGAGAACAGGTCACCCAGGTTGATCTGAGTGGCTTGCCTAAAGACATCTCTGAAAGCGTTGATTTGGTTTCTGATGTCTGTAGCGTATGCATCGTTAGCATCTTTGACTGCCTGATGGTATGTGTTGCGAGCATCCAGAATCTTCTTTTGTGTTTCTTTCAGAAGTTGCACCTGCTTGCTGTCACCAGATGTTCCTGTGCCAGTTCCTGTTCCATCAGGCATCAGACCTGTGTTGCTAGTCAGATCAGTAATGCCTTCTAAGCCAGTCTTATCTACCTTTGGAGCTATGACCGGTTCGGCTTTCAGGCCAACCATAGCCATGATGCCATCAACAATTGGTTTCAGGAACTGCCAGAGTGGCCCTAGCACAGCAAGCATCCTGTTGAATGCATCCACAATGAAATTCACAACATGGTCTAACAGCCAGCCAAAGACATCACCCATCTTTTGCAAGTATGGGACAAGGTATGTGATGATGATCTGCGATAGAAACATCAGAACAGGCACTAGCACTTTATCCAGCAACTTGATGAGTGGTGGCAGGATGGACTTGAGAATAGGTGTCAGCACTTTGGCGATAGCAGTAAAGGCTGGCATGAGTGCAGACATAATCTTGGTGATCAAAGGTGTGACGGCTTTTACAACCATGCCGATGACACCAGCCAGCAAATTAAAGATTGGCATCAATGGTTGCAGAATCTTGATTAAGGTATTCATCAAAGGCAACAAGGCCTGACCTAGTGTGACCTTGATCTTCTCCATCATCACTTGGAACTTCTGCATAGGGTTAGAGTCTGCTGCTGCCTTGGCTGCACCATGGAACTGCTTTTGCAAGAACGCTATCTGATCGCCAGCACCTTTAGCACCAGGCACAATCCTGTTCAACGCTCCAGCATTACCGGTCAAGCTCTTACTCAATGCAAGTGTGACAGTTTGTAAATCTTTACCTGTGCCAGCCGAAACATCTAGAGCCAACTTCTGAAGTTGTAGTGCCTTAGTAGAGTCATGAGTGGTGCGAAGTAAAGTTGTGTAAGCCGGTCTAAGTTTAGTTATCAACACACCTGACTGCTCAGATAGTGCTTCAAGATGCTCATCTACGGCTTTAGTTTGTTCTTTAGTTGCACCAGTAGTGACTTGCAATTGTCGGTCTAGCAACGCTTGTGATTTAGCGTTGTCTGCTGATGCTGTAGTGGATTCCCTTAAGAAATTGACCATCTCCACTAGTCCGACACCCTTGAGAAGTTTCTTTCCTAGTTCATCAAACTGCCCTTTTAGGCCATGAACAGGTTTCTCAGCCTTGCCAGCGTGTTCCCCAACCTTAGACAATTGAGTCTGCACATTTGCCAACTGAGATTTCAGTTTGTCGGTTTCAACAAGTATCTCCACAATCATCGGTGGAATCTGATCAGCCATGCTAACCCTGCCTATACTTGCTTAGAAATGCTTGAGTGAAAATCTTTGATGCCTTCGCTCTGACTACACGAGCAGATGGCTCTAGATAAGGATACTTGACACCTGATTTCCACTTCGGGTTACCGAGCTCTAGTGATCTCGCATACACCATGGTTGGGAATACTGAATAGCCGTAGCCAGGTAAACCGCTCTTAGGTTGCATCTGGAAACTATCTCTGAGATGACCAGACCTACGGTTAGGTGGAGAACCATTGCCACCAATGTGGCCACTCGGATACCAACTCATCCCACGCTGTTTATGTGGATTATTGTTAAGAAGTTTCTGAGTCGTATAAACCAGATTTATAGCAACTTCCCTAATACCAAATTTGGCAGCAGTATTGATTGCATCTTCTTGTTTCCTGATACCAGCGAGAACCTGATCCATGTTCTTGATACGGATCTCTTCACTCATGACTACTGGTTTCTCTGATTCTTCACTTCATCAACTAGGTTACCGATAGCGATAAGCCAATCAAGCGTGACAGCCGGTTGCTCATCTACCTGAGTAGGTGTCCAACCAAACCTTTCAGCAAGAATGAAATACTGCCATTCAGATTGGGGATAGTCCAGATCCTTGTGAGCCTGACCGCCCTGTATAACCCATTTTAGTCGTTGGAGTTTTCGCCAGTCGCTTTTGGGTTTGAGTCACCTGCATCGCTCTGACTTAATTGTGGGAACATCTGTGGCAGAAGTTCTTGCACACGCTCTTGCAGAGCATCATAATCGGCCAACGATAGCTCGCCAATAGATTCAAGTTTGACACTAGGTATCAGCAAATCAAATGACCAATCTTCAATCATGATGGCGATGATACGCTCCATCATCTCAATGCTGGTTTTGGTGGTTAGTTCACCATCAACATAGATGGTCTTCCGGTCTTTGTGTTTCAGAGATGATGGATCTCTAAGTGTTACGGTGTTGCCTGATGGCAGTTTAATAGTAGCCATTTGTCCTTCCTATGCCTTCCGAAAGTGAGTGGCAGTCACAGGATGAAGGAAGGCGTTTCCATCCTGTGACCGTCACAACTACTGGTAAATGTTTGTAGAGATCGCGTTCTTGATAGCCCACTTGATTGGTGAGAATCCAGCAGAAGAACCCACATCTGTAGAGTTAGCCATGCCGATGATGTCAACAACAATTTCAACATAGTCTTTGCCACGATCAATGACTGCTGTTGTGTATGCTCGCTTAGATAGTGTGGCCTGAATCTGAGTTGCAGATGCACCTGATCCCTGTGACCAGTTCACAACTAGTGCTGGCAGGTTCGCTGAATCCTGGCTCAAGAATGCTGTGAGCTGAGTGTCATCTTCCATCACAAACTTCAGTTGACCCTTGACTTCTAGTGGCCCAGAGAACACGGTGTATGGGTTTTGAGTGTTAGCGATACCAAAGATTGGTGTGACTGGTCTGGCCATGCTGATCATGCCTTCAACCACATTGGATACTGTTGTGCCACCAAGGGTCACGGTAGCAGCCCAAACTGGCACAGGCAAGATTGTGTTGTCCCATGTAGGTGATGGTGTAGATGGAACGCTTGATGCCCAACCTGTGGCTTTAGCATCGTATTCCAGCAGACCTTCAGCACTAAAGTTCAAGGTGAAATCATGCACCTTACATCCAGGGTATGATCTCACATTCGCTGCATAGAAGTCAGTTAGAGTCAAAGTGGTTGGCTGTGGGTTAGCACTAGATGCACCTGTAGCAGTTGAGTTCTCTAGAGCAATGCTGTGAGTGTATGGCCCTGATCCGGTGGTTGTGATGTCACCTAGAACACCACCAATCGCCCATGGCAAAGTGTCAGGGAAGACTGGCCCACCCCATTCAATCTCGCTGTGTTTGCGACCCTGAATGTAGTTGTATTCTTTAGCGTTTGCTCCACGGACACCTTCATCCAGTAGTGGTGCAATGATGTCTGTGGCTTTCAGTTTGCCTAGAGCCACAGGAATGAACTTGCTCGGAGCTACAGCCGTGCCTTCTGCTGACTCTTTAGCAATACCTAGATAGGATCTTACGCTGGCTTGTGCTGACATTAGTTGGTTTCACTTTCTGATTCTGATGGTGCAGGTGTGGTCTTAGATGTGGTGACTACGGTCAGTCCAAATGCAGACAAACCATCAGGCCCTTCAAAAGTGTCACCAGGTTGAACAGTCAAACCTAAGCCTGAGAAGTAGAGTTCTGACTCTCCATCATATTTATATTTAGCCATGTATAGCTCCTATGCCTGAATCATTTGTGTCACAGTAAATTCTATCGCCGCCCAGATTTCAGTTGCTCCACCATCATTGGTGGCTGGCTCACCATAGGTGACATTGATCTGTGGCTCTGCTGCTTGCCAGATGACATCGCCATCTGTCTGTCCTAGTCTATGCCCACCTGCTCGCAATTTGTCTTTGATGGCATCCACTATCGCATCAAAGTCATCCATAGCATCCTGAGCGTAGTTCTGCATAGAGTGAAAGAACACTTGAAAATCTACGGTGTAGTCAATTCTCTTCCAACCAGAGTATGCTCCACCAACAGCGATACGGGTTTCAGATTCGTCACGAATAAATACGACACCGGCTGCTCTACTTAATTCGCCAGCCGTAGAGTTGGCTTGAAAGTTGATTCTCTTAGGATGGCTAGTAAAGATTTGGTTGAGATGTGTGATGCTCGCTGATCCGACCCAGGTGGCAACCGTATCTCTAACTTGCTGTCTGCTCATCGGATTCTTCTGAAAGGTTTGAGTAGCTCTTGAGCGTGAGCCATGTCACTACCCACCATCTGTGAACCTGGTGTCTGCTGGCTTGGACTGTTAGTGACAGCCATGATCAGGCTGGCATCTCCACGAATCTTCAAGTAGGCCGATGTGACTAGGATGGCCGCTTCTTTGACAGCAGCAGGTAGAGCCGAAACAGATACACCTGAGTTGTGTGCATACGCTAAAGGGGACACTAGTGGGATAGTGGTTGATCCGAAAGTGTAGTCAGATCCGATGGTGATGTTCTCTGTGAATGCACCATCAAAGATTTTGACTGTTTCACCTGGAATGAAACCTGTGCCATTCTTTACGGTGATAGATGTTGCACCAGCAGATGCTGATGCTGAAGTCAGAGTGTTGCCGTAGCCATTCACATAGTCATATTTGATGAACACTTCTTGGCGTGATGATGTTGGGAAACCGAAAGATAGTGGCCCTTGAGATGAGTAGGTCAAAGCCGTGCCAGCATAAGGGAAGATGATTTCCTGCTCTTCAAACCATGCGACAGAACAGTCTTGAGCTGAGATCAGGCTATTAGGTGTCATGCCCCATGAGAAAGATGTGAGAGCTACAATCGGCGAGTATTTAGGATGAAATCTGATAGTGCCATCAGGTTTGATTCTTGATCGCTGTGTTTCTGTGTCTGCTGTTGCACCAATGATCTGGTTGCAATACTGGTCAATCCAAGATGATGCTCTAGTGATTGCGTTAGTGAGTTCTGCATCCTGAGCAGCCTGGTTACCACCAGCAACAATGTTGCCGTAGTCCAGAGCAGTAGGTGCATTCTTAAACTCATCTAGCGACAAGTATGGACTAGATACTTCACGCCTGATTGGACTGATGCCATTAGCCATTCTCTACTCCACACTTAGGACAAGTGTATTTGGTGAATACACTAGCGAAACCACAACCGGTGCAAGGTGTCCCTGCTGATCCGAAACCGAAGACACCTGTGGCCCTTGTGAAACCTTCAGAAACCATCTGCCTGATGTGTTTAGGGTTATCAACATGAACTGCACCAGTAGCATCAGCATCGTATTTAATAGTCCCACGCTCTGTGGTCACATCAATACCTTTGACACCATCATTTGGAACTAATAGTCGCTCCATGAAATTACCTTCCTGTTAGTTAGAAAGGTGGAGATGCACCATCAGGCACATCCCCACCTTCCCGAACCTGATCAGCGATTAGGCTGACTTGATACCAGTTACTAAACCGTTCCATGCTGGAGCGTATCCAACAAATGTTCCACGGTAGTAAGTTGAGAATTCGTAGGCGAACTGAGTAACAGGCCATTGGATTCCCATGTAGTCCTGAACATTCACAACAGCCCAAACATCAGACACTTCGGTGTCAGGAATAGGTAGTGTGTATGACAAGACTGGAGCTACACCCTGAGTCAACCATGGGTGAACAGTTAGATCAACAAGTTTGCCTGTGATCTCGTTGTGCAGACCACCAATTACTGCTCCACCTACATAGTCACCAGTTTCTGACTGAGTTAGGTTTAGACGGTAGTTAGCGGTTGAACCGTTCTTGATTGCATCAGACAACTGCTTACGGTCTGATCCATTGAGAAGAATCTCATCTGGGTCAGCCTTTACGCTGTCGTATAGAGTGCTGAATACGGTCTGGAATTCTGCACCTGGGTTGGCAGTAGAGAACTGAGAGTTAATCTCATTTACTGTTCCACCAGCGAAAATCTGAGCCAAGATACCGTCATACCCAGTTGAGTATGCTGATGTGTCTGCTGAGATAGTAGATGCTAGAGTTCCGGTTGTGTTGAACACTAGGTTGTCATTTGTGTTCACTAGAGATGCTGCTCCCTGAAGAACACCACCCAATGAAGTAATGCGACCAACATAGTGAGCGTTTGCTGCACCTGTAGCAGTTCCAACATAGACCTTGGTTGCTAGAGATCCAGAAACATTGTTCACAGCAATGGTCAGAACCTGACCTGATGTGACTGCCTGAGATGCGACTGTTGAAAGAACAGACTCACCGAAAGCACCTGCATCGCTGGTTGCGTAAACATAGTAAGTGGCTGCACCAAGTGCAGTTTCACCTGCTGCTGCTGATCTTGCACCTAGAGTCACGGTTGGAGCGGCCAATGCACCTGATAGACCTGATGCTGTTCCACGGCTGAATAGAAGTTGTCTTTCTTCCATCAACATGGTTGCATACAAGGTGCTGGTAGATGATAGCTGGCGTAGATCCTGGTAACCCAAACCTGAGAAGTTAGCGTCAAATGAAACGCTGTCAGATAGTGAGTAACTGAAGTATGGTGTCACAACATCGTCAGCAGTAAAGCTGATCTTTGGGCCACGCTCAAAAGCGATTGAACCAAAGGTGTTGGTTGTGGTTTCAGTAATACCAGGCCAGATGTTACCCTGACCGCCTGTGCCAGTTCCTGTGTATCCGGTGATTCTCTTGATACGGTGTGATGTTCCTACACCCTTCTTGCGAGCAATCTTGTTACGAAGCGGTGTTGGTCTTGGAGTCAGCAACTTGGCTGGTGCTTCAAGGTCAAACGCTGCGAATGAGCTGGATAGTGGGTTGGTTAGTGTGATGTCCTTGATCATGTCTGCTGATGCTGATCGCTGTGCAGATAGAGCAACATTCAATGCACCTACTGCTTCAGCAGATAGTGACTTGTTTGCTACTAGTGATTCAATCTGTGACATTGGATCAGCCATAGGTGCTTGACCAGGAACATTGCTTGGGTTAGCAAGCGACTTGTTTAGCTCTGCTACATACTCTTCATGTAGTTGAGCGGCCTTCTTAGGTGATGTGGCATCACCGAAAAGGTCTGAAGCCTTTGGAGTGTTCATTGTTTACCTTTCTCCGCTTGTTTGCGAAGGTCTTTAGCCAGGTCACGATAGCCTTGTGCCAGCACAGGGTCTGCCGTGTTCTTAGCTTTGATTAGATACTCAGCAGACTTGGTTAGAAGTTCTGATGAGTCATTTGATTTGGTTGTGATGGTAGAGCGTTTCGGCCCACCAGCGACTACTGCCTTCTGAGCGGTTTCCAGATCACCCTGCAACTGAATTGCTTTCTCTTGCTCTGCCTTTAATGCAGATTGCAGAGATGCAATCTCTTCAGTAACAGCGACTCTGGCTTGTGCCACCGCTTTCTCTACGATGTTAGCAACCACGCCTTCATCAGTAGTCAAGTTTAGTTCTGCTGTGACAGATTTGCTCATGTCACATTTGCAATCTTCTAAATCGCATCCCTTAGAGTCTGCACACTTGTCACACTTACACATACAAGTGACTTCACTATCTGCTGCCATGTAAATGTCATCAGCATCATCTCCAACGATGGCTGGATCTGGTGAAACAACTTCACCTTCAGCGACTTCACCTGCATACCAATGGAACAGATGCTTGATGGACTGCAATAGCTCTTTGATGCTGTCACGCTCATCGCTGCCTTGTTTCTGCTCTGTCGCTTCAACAATGATGAGATCAGATAGTGCATCTCTGGCTCGCTCAAATGTGGCCTGATCGTATTTGACTAGAGTAGGCAGGATGCTCTTTACTTCGTTGATTAGTTCAACAGCCTGGACATCTTCTTCAGATAATTCAGGTTCTGCTATCGGCTCATCTGCCACTACTTCTGCAACAGGCTCTGAAACGATTTCTTCAACTACTGCTTCCTGATCAGCAACTACTTCTTCAGTCGCTGGTGCATCTGTGACACTCTCTTCAATAGAGTCATCGCTCTTAACAATTAAGCGAGCCACATCTGCTGGTGATGGAACGCTAGTCTGTGATACTGCCATAAGTTCTCCTGACTGTGATGCTTTGGCTAACATTAGTTTAGCGTTAGGGTTCGCAGGTCTATCAACCAATGACACTTCAATGATCTGTCCATCAACGATACGGCCATTCACAGCCTTCTCATCTCTGATTAGGCGTGGAGCTCTAATGCCGATACTGAAACCCTTTAGAACACCAGTTTCTACTTTCTTCACACTCACCGGATCAACCACTAGTGCTGTGATGTAGTGTCCATCGGCTTTAGATTCGTAGTCTGTGGCTACACCAGCAGCGATGTTGCTGTGCTGTTCTCGCACATTGCCACCAGACTGAAACCAGTCAGGCATGGCTCTCTTCAGCCAGGACTCATCACAGATCTGATTGTCTATGTCTAGGCTGTCATCGGTTGCCTTACCGTAAACCTTTAGAGTGCCATCTTCCTGTTTCTCTTGTTTGATGATGGCTGCATAACTGGTTGCGAAATCACTCATTGTTGTTTTGTCTTTCTTCTCTTCATCTCTAAGGATACCTTTAGCCCATGACCATCCGGCATCTCCACCCCACAACAGCCAGGCGATGTATCCGGCTGAATCAACTCCCCAACCTTCGCCTTTCTTATCCACTTCGTGTCTGGCAAAGTAGGAATTCATCCGTTGGATGGTGTCTAGCGATACCGATGTGCCATTAGATAAATCTCTGGCTCTGGCCACACCCACTTCTGTGCCACCACGGTTGTGTTTGGCTCTGAGCTCTAATCCCCGTTTGGCATTTGACTGCACTTCTGATGGTGGCTTGAAACTCACTATCTAAACCTTAACCTGAGTAGATAGCAGACACATAGCCTGATGGTGATGTAGCACAGATGGCGTATAGCTCATCATTTGCACACAACCAAATCTGGACAGATGATCCTGTAGCCAAAGCGTTACCGATAGTCGCACCTGTGGCTGTGATGGACTTGTCACCTAGATAGATGGTTGCACCTGTGTTGTTGTAAATCTGCACAGCAGTCTGTTGAACACCAGGATTCACTTTCACCAATAGATTTGATGTAGTGCCTACCTGAGTGTTGATGTGTATTAGAGCCATGACTATCCAATCCTGATTGTGTATGCTGCCGATGATTGCTGACCCAAAAGCCAGACAGCCATCAAACGGTGATGCCCATCAATAATGATACTCTGCTCATTTACTATGGCGATAAGTGGCAGAGATCTAAACGGTGTTATAGCCTGACCCATCGCTTCAATGTGTTTCGCTATCTTCTTACGCTTCAACCATTGATCTGTTGCATAGAGCTCATCTAGGTCATGCACTTCAACAGTCGCATCATCCCACAGGTTCGGATCAACAGTAGGCACAGGCACAACCTGCCACGGTGACTCTACAAACTTCAACGGATTATCTAGTTCTGGATGTGCTGGATTAGGTAGCACTTCTAGACGGCTCAATGCTCTGGCCACTTCCCACGGCCCTGGCACACCTTTCTCAATGTGAGCAGACATCTCAATAGAGTCAGATTCTTCATCGTCACTACTGTCATCTTCACCTGTGAACTGTGGCACAGGCATGACTGTGCATCGGCAGTTAGTGTGAGCCGGTGGCTCTGTCACATCTTCCCCAAACTCTTCACCGATAGCTCTCTGCTGTCCATCAAACTCTGCACACAAATCGCATGGATCTAGAGCAGACCATTCCATCTTCTCCACACCCAGATCACGGTAGTTGTCCATCGCTCCATTAGACATGGCTCGCTTCATCTCGGTGTTGGCTATCGTATAGGCTCGCACAGGATCACCCACAATGTCTTCCAAATTCTTACCTAACTCTGCACCTGATGCACCAGTCTTCAAAGCATCAGCAAGCCTTGTGCCAATCCTGTTGATAGTGGTGGCATTCAATCCCCTGATAGTGGCGTTGGCTTTATCTAGCAACGCTTGTAAACCACCTTTAGGCCTGACTAGCACTTCACCCAGATTGCCACCTGGTGTCCATGTATTCCAGTCAATCTGTAGTTTGCCAAAGATGTCATCATTGCTGGATGCTTTCTTCAGTCGCTGAAACGCTACAGCAGCCTGAGCCGAATCTGACCCTAACAGGTATCCTGCACCGTAAATGTTTCGGAGAGCAGTCAGCACATCCTGATCAGTAAAGCGAACATGAATGCTCGCCCATTCTCTGGCCTGTTGTGGCGTGGTTTCTCCACCGGCTGGATGTGTGGCTGTCCAGTCATCAACAATCTTCTGAATGTCAATGGATTTGACTAGAGCATCTCTGAGATCTGTAGAGTATCTGGCTGATGTCCTAGTCAGAGCTCCATCTACCCGATGCCAGAAGGTCATGAGATGTATCGCTCTGCAAACCATCTAGCACCATCAAAGTCACCTAGTGCCACGAACTTGTTTAGAGTTTCAGCGTAGGTGGATGGCATGGATGTGAATGTGAATGGTCTGGTTGGTGACTTTCTTAGCCAGCGTATGAAAGCCTTAGATTCCTGAATGGCCGCTTTGTGTGCCATCAAGTCCAGGCTTTCTTCACTCTGATCAACATCTTCTGCTGGAGCAGGTTCGGCAGGTTTGCCACTAGTGTCTGCTGGTGACTCATCAGGTAATTCCTGCTGTGAATCGGTTGGCACAGCAACAGATGCTTCACCAGAATTGTTGGAATCTATGCCACCACCAGTCACAGGAATCAGACCATCATCGGTGAGAGTAAATACGGCAGAGCCAGCAACAAACAAAGGTTGATCTGCTAACGGTGAATCTATGAGTGGCAGACCTTCTTCTGATCTGGCTTCATTGAGAGTGATACGGCCACCACGGACTTTGTTGTCCATAGTCTGAGCTAAAGCCTGAGAGTCATTACGGTCAGATGGCATGAACTTGAACTCTAGTTCTCTCGGCATACCTAAGAACACATAAGACATTTGGGACAGCATCCTGCCAACCCATTGAGATAGTGGAATCAAACCAATCACTTCAGATGATGTGGCTTCACCAGCCTGATGACCTGCACCACCCAAACCAGTCTTAGGTGTGAAACCAATTTCTGTTGGCATGACACCGAAATGGCCACAGATGCTGGTCACAAGGAACTCATCTAACACATCTTTGAACTTCTCGCCGTAGCCATCCATCTGCACAGGGTCAAGTCCGGCAGGTAGTAACCTGGCTCGCTTACGCTGTTCTGTCTGACCAGCCAAATCATCATTCAGGATGTTCTCATAGGCTCTGAGCAGATCAGGGTTGTTACCGAAGTTTGCATCAGTCTTGAACATGAGCTCAGGTAACACGCCATCGGTGTATTCAGCACGAATCCATTGTTGACGGCGTAGATAAATGTCAGCCAAAGGTAATGCTCGCTCTACTGGTGACAGACCGTAGATGGTGGTGGTTCTGCGATTCCTGATCATGTATTGCAGTTCATCGCTAGTGAATTCGCCATCCACATCTTCACCTTCAGATGGAGCAGCGAACTCTGAGCGTGGGAAACCATACAAGATTTGTTGGAACGCTGGCTGTGGTGGTAATGGTCGCATACCACGATCATCAATCAAAGGTTTGATGGTAGAGCCATCTAGCACCTGCAAGCCACGAAGGTCACCACCTACTGTCTTCTGTGGCCATACAGCCCAGGCATCTAACACTAGGATGTCTTCTAAAGCCATGTTTAGCCAGTCAGCGAAGATCAGGCCGTTGCTCAGGTCTGGCACTTCCCAAAACTGCTTGGCTCTAGAGATCTCTTCACCGAATTTGTCTTTGGCGATAGACATAGCTCTAATCCGGTTCTTCTCACCTGACTCTGCCATGACTTTCTCTACAGCATCTTCACCGAGAACGATGTCCCACTCTAGACCAACCATCTTCTGTTTCATCACTTCAACACATCGGCGTAAGATGTCTATCTGTTCGGCTGCTGCCCTGAGAGTCTTGAAAGGGATGAGCCGTGTTTCGGTGATGTTGATGTTCTGAGCGACTTGGTATTCGTATCGCCGTGGGTCAGGTCTGCCATCAGGTCTGACTGGGTTGATAGAGCCAGGGACTAAAGGCAAGCCTGGTGTGAAAGGCACATTGGCCAGATTTGGATCTCTGGGTAGAGCTACGGTGTTACCGTATGAGCGTTGCTGTTGCATCTGCCACTCAGGTATCGGTGCAACATCTGGTGATGCTTTGGTGATCTGGTCTGCCACACGCTTGGCAAAGTTATCTAGTAGTCCCATTATTTACCAATCATCGCCTGTATCTCTTCATCAGTTAATCCTAACGCTCTTAGTTTCGCCATGGCCGATTCTTTCGCTCTCTGCTCTGCTGTCGGTTCTGGATCTGCTACTTCTATCTGCTCCAGAATGTTGTGTAGTGGATGGTCGTGTGTGTCATCGCAGGTTTCACAGAAACCGCCTTCACCGTAAATAATTGTTTGTATTGCCATTAGAAACCTAACCAAATCAACGGTGCCGCATAGGACTCTGTTTTAGTTGCAGTAAAGTTAGCGGGCAATGCACCAGTTACACCTGTCTGCGTCCAAGCCAAAACTGTTTGTTGACTACCATAATCAAAACTGCTATTTATATTAGCTAGCGTTATTTGTGGCATAAATGGACTTTTATTTTCTTTACTTGCACCCAAATTGTAGTAAAAGGACGACGCTGTTTGATTTACCATTACAAGCCAATACAAGGTATTTGCAGTTAAGGCTTGACCTATTGTAATGCTGTAATTTGTCCAAGTCACCGCATTAGTTACAGACACAACACCAGCGTCTAAAAGTCTAGCGTCAGGATAATCTTGACCTGCACTACTGTTGCTATAAATTCCCAACCTTACGCTTGGATTAGGAACTCCACCTTTTAATCCTCTAATCAAAATAGATGTTGCAGTTGTATTAGATGGAATCATAAACGGCATTGCATACATTGTATTTATTGTTAAATTTATTTGGTCTGGAATTCCGTTAATGTTGTTGTAATTCTCATTGTAGAAATAAGGCGAATAATAATAACCACTTAAAATATAGCGTGGCCCAAAATAAGTTGTTGCTGGTGAACCACCTCCGCCACCACCGAATGTGCTGACTGCTCCAGTCGCATCCACATACTTAGGTGTGTTACTAGTCACATTCAGCCAGGCATCTCCCTTCCTAGGGTTAGCCGGATCAGAAGACACATTCGGAAAAGTAAAGCGTTTCCCCAACTCCAACTTGGCCAGCCTGTTCTCAATGTTAGAGATGATGCCCTGCAAACTAGGTGGCAGATTTATGAAAGCCATTAGTTCTCCAAAGGTGTTGAGCAGTAAGTGCAGATAGTCGCTGACCGAGTGATCGGCATCCTACATGATGGACAGAATTTCGCTAGTGATGCTAAACCCATAATACTGGACTGTGATTCCATTAGCTCATGCATAGCCCACACCATCGCATCCATACGGTC